ACATTAGATTTCAAGGAATACGTAGACCCGTTTACGGGTAGCAGGAAAAAGTAGACCAAAAAAAGCCCCCGAGTAGGGGGCAGCCTGTAATAAAAGTGTGATTGCCAGACTTTTATTCGGTGCACTCTTTAGAGTGCTACCACAGGAGTTAGGCCCTTATAGGGCCTGAGCAAACCACCAGTTTTACTGGTGGTTATGATTCTGCGAAATGCGTATGTTTTACCCGCCAGGCGGTCATCTTGTTGAACAGCCAGAAGCCGTAGATGCCCAGCGTGATGATAGTGAAGAACCACCATTTGATGTAGCTGCCGAAGAGCTGCAGACCTGTTCCATCAAAAGTGAGACGCTGGCCGTCGATGATCGTATTGCGGCAGATCCAGCGGCGGAACATGACTTCGCCCCAAGGATAGGCGATGCCGAACGTACAAATCGTAAGGATGACTAAGATGAGGCCATAGCCGATAAATCCGAGTACAGACCCTTCAAATTTCGATTCCCTTTGTAATAACATAACAATCCTCCTTTATGATATATATAGAAATATGATACCATATTTTTTGTTTGACCAATAGGAGGGAAGCATGGTAGAATAAAAAGGTACTTGCGAGTGTGGCGGAATGGCAGACGCACCAGACTTAGGATCTGGCGCCTCACGGCGTGAGGGTTCAAGTCCCTCCACTCGCACCAATGGGACAACCATCACATTGAATGATGGTTGTCCTTTTTTATTGACCCCATAATATCTGGTGCGTTTGACCCCTTTTTGACCCCGCGACGGGGCAAAGTTAAACGAGGTCGATTAATTTATCAACGACTTCCTCTTCAATATCTGGCAAAACGTGACTGTATGTGTCCATAGTCTGCTGGAAGGAAGAGTGGCCCAGGCGGACCTGGACAACTTTGAAATGAACGCCCGCTTTGAGAAGTAGTGTGGCATGAGTGTGTCGCAACATATGAAAGGTTAGGTGGAAGCCTGCCAGCTTTCCATATTTATTGGCCGTATGACTGATATATTTCGGATCGTACGGACGTCCATCGCGTCGGCAGAACAATAACCCGTTATCTTCATAGTCTGATGCGGTCATCCTGCTTTTGAGTGTCCACATAATTTGTCGCCGCAAAACAGCCAGCGTCTTGGCATCAACGGAAATGGTACGCCGGGAAGCGGAATTTTTGGTTGTCGGCGATATAACCGGATTTCCGCCAACGAGAATGACCGTTTGATTGACAGAAATGGTTGATGCTTTCGTATTGACATCACGGATACGCAAACCAAGTATTTCAGAACGTCTCAGACCCGTATGCAAAGCCACGTAATATAGATTATAGTGGCAGGGGTGGGAAATGACGCCTAGCAGGCGCTGAGCTTCATCTTTTGATAATGCTGATACCTGCGTCTTCTGCTTTTGTGGCAATTTGACACCACGCATAGGGGAGACCGGCAGCACACCATCATTGACAGCCTGATTGAGTCCGATTCGGACAACAGCCAATGCATACTGTACAGAGCGGTTGCTATAGCCGAGAGCCAGTAAATCAGCAATCAATTTACGGAACATATGTGGTTGTAAATCGACCAGCTTGATTTTTGCCATAGTTGGTAACACGTATTGACGTAGCTGATATACGTATGATTCATATGTATCCATTGCCAGAGTCGGCCTGGCGCCTCGTAGCCAGATAGACAGCCATTGACCTAAGGTGATATTATAATCGATATTAGGAGCGGAATGGAGCGTATTTTTGTACTTATTGCGCCGCTGTTCCGCTTCTTTAATGGTTCGGCCGTAAAAATAATGACGTTTACCGTCGATGGTCAGAGAGACTTTGTAGCGGCCATCAGGTCTTTTTTTCATAACAATCGCCCCTTTTAAAAATGAAAATAAACTCAGAAGGTGTTTTTTTGTATTTGCAAATACACTCAGAAGACGCATAATATAATTAAAGAAAGGAGGTTACAGAATCATGAGCAAATATATGTAAGAAAGCAGGATTGAATGTAAAAGGATTAGCTGAACTCTTAGGCGCACCGTATCGCACGGTCCAGGAATGGAATGCCGGAAATCGGATGCCGCCCAAATGGGTACAGCGTTTGATTATCGAAAAAATCGAAGCAAATATGTAGTAATTACCCGCTGTCGGGTAATATAGACAGCGGGTAATTTTATAAAGTTGACTGGCGTTGTTCTGTAAATTATAATAAGGAAAAAAGGAGATGATGTTATGTACAGGTTCTTATACGTGTCGTTGGGTCAAATAATTACCTATAGTTTCATTGTTTCTTTTTTTTCTATGATTTTAGCAACGCCATTTTTACTCAAGCCTAATTTATGGGAAGTACGAATTTACAATATTAAGATAATAAAATACTGTATTGTGTTAGTTGCTATAGTTGTCACAATGACAATAACCAATGTAACCATTAAATGATTAGTTTTTCAACTCCTCTGGAATAGATACTTGCATCTGTTCCAGAGATTTTTTTAAATTTGATATTTGGATATCAAGTTCATGATGATTTTTTTCTTGTTCCATTGTTTCTTCATGGCGATGTTCTTCTTTTTTATAGTCAATGTAAGCCTGTGCAGCCCCATTGGAATGAATGGAGTATGTTTGTCCTGCAATTTCAAAATTAATATCTGCACCAAATGCAAATTGGGAAATAGATCCTAATAATATAGTGGTAGCGGCAGCATAACCTATAAATTGTATGACCCCTGGAGATTCAACCATCATTTTAACCTCAAGTGAATCAATTTCCGATTTTATTTTTTCATCTTCAAATGCGTGTAGAATAAATAGTGAGCTACTTAGCAGATTGCTCATATCTAAAGCAGAGATTCCTTCTTTTTGTTCAACACGTAATGAAATATATACCTTGCCATTTTTTAAATAGATTGGATACATATCCCTATCAATATACATATCATAGTTGGACGCATCGGAAATAGTATTTCTAGCACACATCAGTTTGTAAAGATGAGGATCTAATTTTCCTTTTTTTATTGTTTTTATCCATTGTATATTTCGACGCTTCAAATAAGGGCAAGATTTATACCCTCGTTCTTCATCATCCAATATGTCATCAATATCTTCCGAAGATTTATTGTCATAAATATAGACATCACTTTTGATAACACCAATAGCTAATTGATCTCCGCCGGCAGATGGAATAAGCACAATATCTCCAATTTTCATTGTATCAATAAATAGGAGCATTTGGTTAATAGCAAGACCTTCGCGTTTTTCATCAGGATATTTCTTTTTGAACTCTTCCTTTAATAAAGTTTTCTTTTCATCAGAGTGTAGCGCTTCCTTTAAATCTTCAATATTGGTAAAATCATCCCAACCATATGCAATATAATCATTAAAATAAAAATCCGGATAATATGAGCCTGCTTCTGTACGGAAAAACCAATATTGTTGATTAGTTGGAATCTCTTTTATTTTTAATGTTTGTGTTTCCATATAGCACCTCCATAAAGATATTTAATGTCACGGCTTACATACACCGCAAGGTACATACCCCTCGGCAAGGGCTTCATCACGGGAGTCAATAGGTACGAAATTTTCGGGATGTTTGATGGTACGACAGGTTGTGTAATGGAATTTCATGGAACGAGGATTGCCCAGGTAGTCGGCGGCAAAGGCTGTGCCGGCCGAGGACAATACGCAGATCATAGTCAGAAACAAGGTAAGTTTCTTCATCATAGGATTCATCCTTTCTTTTATTTTTTCTTCAGTTGGTTTTTTCTTTCGTGTTCAATCTGCTTGATGCTTTTATCAGGAGTAGGGAGGTCTTCTGGCATGGTTCCGCCTAATGATTCGATAGCCTTGCGGACGGTATATCCGACTTCGAAGTGAGCTTTATTGGCTTCTTCTTTGGACTGAATATTTTCACGTCGCAATTTGGCTTCTGCCTGTGTAATACGAAAGAGGTTGGCGCCCAATTCTTCACTGCCCATATTATCTAAAATATCTTCACTTTTCTTCAATCCCTTGCGTCGCTTAATGGCGGCTGCTGTTTCTCCATCGTACAGCCCCATATAACCACTGTTCTGGAATCTTGCAAATTCTTGATTTGTCGAAACACCGGCATCTTGGGCCGCCTTCGCCAGCGATTTATTATGTTCGCGGACGTCATCGCGAGCCCGTATCCGCGTGTCGATTTCTTCTTGCAGTTTTTTCGCATCGGCAAGATCCAGAAGATGATCAGCACCAGTTTGCGCCAACCAAAGTTTGAAAGGTTCAGCCTTGGGTGATGGAACGGACTGTATGATTCGAAGCAATTCTTCCGTATTGGCCACATCTGTAAGACGCATTTTGCCGTCAGCCGCCTGAAGTTTCAAACGGTTACAATTTGTAACCGTTTCATTCCCCTCTTTTTTTAATCGGCTTTTCAATACTTTCCAATAATTCCGAGGGTCTGAGCTGTCTGTCAGTGCCGCTATGACATCAATGACAGAATAATACCATTGTTCCTCGTCTGGATTCCATACAGAGCGTATATATTGTGATTCAAAAAGTTTGAGTTCGTTCATAAATGGCCTCCGTGAAAATACAAACTTTTAAGATTCTGAATATCTTTTGCATATCTGTTAAAAACGCCATTGACTTCGCAAGATAAATCATTTTCGTCGATATCTTGTGAATATCTTGACATTAGGATTCAGCATCATATTCATCGGATAAAGATTGCAAAGACGCTGATAATGATTCATCATCAACATGTTCTATGACGAAAGCGCCTACTCGGCTTTCCACGGACCTTTGTAATGATTTCATGTCCTTCTTGCTGTTTTTCGTTACCCTAATCTTTTTCCCGTTTTTAGTCAATTCAAATAGACTAGATTCGAGTAAATCAGGAATACCAGCAAAGGCTAGCTCATTTCCAGCGCAAGTCATGCCTGACGATTTAAGTAATTTATTCAATATACGGACTAAATGAACCGTATCCATGATAGGCGCTGTTTTGACGAAGACTTTTAGGATACCCGTATAATACTTTATGCGAGCTTTCTCATGGTCTGTAATCATTCCATCATTGGGAAGTTCGCCCAGTTCCATAGCCAGGAGAATCATATGTTTACAGGCCATGGTTCCGCCATGGATAGCAAAATCAGCACATGTGCAATGCTCTAAAGAAGTGTCATAGATATACCCTTCACTGCCGACAAATTTACCACATTTATTTTCAATATCTATGCTCAATGGGGTTAAATCGCCAGACAATGCAGATTTGTGTCGACCACTATCAATAATTTCAAACATAATGCAACCATCCTTTCAATCATAATGAGCTATGGAGTTATAAAAGGTTCACGCCCGTTACTTGTTTGTTGGAATCAACAGTAACCATGAAACTATTTCTGATTTTTGCGCCGAAACTATTTTGAGCGTCAACAGTGCCAGTGATCAAAACAGAGCCACTTTTATCCTTCATAACCTTTAGATTGTCGAAATCAGCTGTCGAAGGAGCTTTCAATTTATTTTTGACAGCATTTTGCGCGATTACTTGGTATTCTGCTACTTGAGCGTCAGTTAGAGTAACATCAGCAAGGTCACAGATTTTATTATCAGATACGTATACCTTTACGCCCTGCTGATTTTCAATGGCGGATAGCTTGTTATCTTTAATTGCAAAAAAGACGCGGCCATATTTATCATCCTGGACATAATAATAGCCCTTATCTTTATTCAACGTTGAAACACCGTCGAATTTAGTCACGCCAACATCTTTTAATTGTGTAAGTACAGTGCCGGATTGCTCTTTTGACAAACCAGTTGCTTTGGATATATCACCTGTAGGATCACTACCGCAACCTGTAATCAATAAAGCTGATAAAGTAAGAGCTAGTAACATCGATTTTTTCATAAGACTACACTCCATTTCTGCTGATAATGTAATGAAAAATTAGATGATATGTGGATATTGAAAACACTGAACATCGGGGAGAGACATCCGATAAGCTACAAACGACGGTGTCACTTGGAAATACTCCGCTAGAACTGGGAGTGTTGTCATCCCGTCACATGAGGCTTGTAGGAGTTCGTGCGATGGGATGAGATGAATGGCAGCCCATCGTAGTGCACGGGCCTCATCTTTACTATAATTACAACGATGCAGCCGATTCCAATGTTCTGTTGGAAGGTTATTTCCGGACAGGGTAAAATGATGGCCAATTTCTTCAGCCAGGACGACATTGCGTAGCGGAATATTGTCAAGAATGCGGCTGGATAGCATGATAGCATGGAGATCATCACAAGATATATAGATTCCATTTAACGGTGGTTTAAAATCTTCAATGGATAGGACAATGCCTTCACGATAACATAAATCCAACATATCGCAATAATTCATGGCGTCACCTACTTTATTTTGGATTATTCGTAAGTTTGCGGACACGTTTCTTGATGATTTCCATATTTTCACTACCAGCTGGTGTGTTTTCGTCCAAACCAGATGCAGCTATTGAAAATTCCTTGGGAGATTCATGAACAGATTTAGTTGAGGTTTGAAGAAGTTCAGAATTATGATGGTATTTTTCAGCACGAAGCATACCTTTCATTTCCCCATAAATAGCTCCTTGGTCTCGCTCATCAAGCTGACGATAAAAATGTAGTATATCTTTTTCCGCAACAGTTAAAGAAGTAATAGTGGTAGATGAAGGGGAATCGGATATACCTAAAAGATAATCAGATGAGACGGAGAGCTTGTTTGCAATTTTAATAAGCTCATCATCACGAATCGGACGAGTTCCTTTCTCTATTCGACTTAATACGCTGACATTGATGCCAATGGCATTTGCGAGTTCTTGTTGAAGAATGTCTTTATCTTCACGAACATTTCTGATTCTATCCCCTGTAGTCATTATGGCACCCCCTTATCCTAATGATGGTTAAATTATATAATATTTCCGTTTTGGAAAGTGAAAAATCTCTAAAATAACAAGTAGAAACATTGACTTTCTGAATTAGAAAGTATATATTATAGATATAGAAACTTTCTAATTTAGAAACAAAAGGAGGCGATATAATGAAGTTTAATTTAGCATACATTCAAGAACGAAGAAAATCTCTAGGAATAACAATTGATGAAATGTCTCAAGCATTCAACTTCAAAAACAGCTCAACATATTGGAAATATGAGCATGGTAATTATACTTTTGACGTAAATATGTTGCCAGTAATGGCCATGAAATTAAAGTGCGACATTAGTGATTTTTATACTTATTAACTTGCTAAAATAGAAAGAAGGACCTATGAAGCTAAAAATTATGGCCATCGTGCTGTTCGCACTTGCGGCCCTGGGCATCGAGTACTGGATATACGACACCGGGATGCTCAAGGAGCACATGACGTTTCTGGAATTTCTGTTACTTATCAGTAGAAGCTAAGGGAGAGTAATGCAAGGGGGGGAGAGAGAATGACGCAAAGAAGGAAAGATTTTAAAACAAACAAGCCAGAACCCATGATGCCACTAGTAAGGGATGCTCGTGAATTAATATTTGATACTAAAAACCAAAGACCTATAGATAAGAAAGAAATAAAAACAAGCATTGGAGAAGAAATTTTTCGGGAAAGACCACAGCTATCAAGTAATGATGAGGAGAAAGATATAGTTCTTTTTGAAGGTGACCCGGTAAAACATAGTAAGCTTCCGGTAGTCGTAAGAGATTGGATTATTTATATTCGCATCACTAAAAATACTACTTGGTATTTGGGGATTCCGCCATACTTTGTAATTGGTTCAAGATGGGTAAGCGATGACGGGTGCTCAATTGAAGATGAATGGATGGATGGCCTTGATGCCTTTGCATTTGGCTTGGGAATTTTCTTGGCCGTTTTTGGGTTAGCTCTACAGATATTAGTCGGGATCTACCGGTAATTGTTTAGCCAACTGCTCATCAAAGCCTTCCAAGGAAAAAAGTTTTTCATAGGTGCGATACTTTTGGCGGTTTGTATCTGAATATTTGCTTCTATGGAATAACGATGTGTCCGTAGATTTAAAGCTGACCATTACGCCATCTTTTAAATCCACATGTGGGTTAAAAACAATCAGAATATGAAGGATGGTGCAAGTACCAACTGGTAAAGGGCCGTGCTTTCCAGGCGGAAGCTCAAAGAAGTAATTGTTAAACAAACTGTCGTTGAAAGGGCATACCAATACCGTTGGATCATCGCGCAGGTATGGAACAGAAACTTGAGTGGCGACCATATGATTCTCGTTGGTTCGAGGGTTAAAAGCGCGTAGGTCCAAATAAGCCATGTTTACATTACATGGGTTTACGATAGTAGCCGTCAAGTACATCCCTTTGGAAAACTTAAAGGATTTGAAGACGTCTTTAGCATCTTGTACATGGTAACGAGTATCCAATGCAAAGTATTGATTATCCCAGTCAACAGTAAGATATTTCCGTTGGCGACGGTATGTCATAATCGAAAATCCAAGCGAAATAACAGCTATTAGAAGGGAAAGGTACGAAGCTTTAACAGTTTCCCAAAGCCAATTTAATAACAAGTCAATCATTACATCATATCCTTTCAACATTTGGTGTATTGAGCTCATTATAGCACGAAGAAAGGAAGCGAGAAAAAATGAACAAGAAAGAAAAAGAAATTCTGGAAAAGCGGGTATTAGAGAGTGAATTGGAATGTCTGGAAGCGGAAGAAGATATGAAGAGCGATAAGAGCAAACAAGCTCGGATGCTGGCGATGGAAAAGAAGATGGCGGCGAAGGAAGCGGCCCATATCTGCCAACTGTTATTGCTAGGCACGAACATTTTTCAAATCAAAATGGATGCTATGGAAAAATTCAAACTGACAAAGGGGATGTAGGTATGAACATTTTCTTTAGCGGTTAATTTTATTGTAACTGAAAGGAGATGGATGACAATGAACAAAAAAGAAAAAGGGTTCCTGGAAAATAACTTATATGAATGCGAAATGTCACGATTACGGACAGCGGCCAAGATGAAAGACAAGAAGACCAAAGAAAGCCGGTTCGTAGCCCACGCGGCCAAATTTGCCGCCGAAGAAGCGGCCTACATTTGCAGAAACTTCGGCCTGGACGTCGAAGGCATCCGGGCAAAAGCCCAGGAAACCTTTGAATTTGAAAAGGGATAACCGGATTAATTTCATTATATCTGGAAGGAGGTGAAAGTACATGAGCAGGAGATTCGGATTAGATTCGAAAACGGACAGTAAAGATGCCGAAATGGCGCAAGGAAAAGAAAAAGAGCCATGCAGCGGCACGGCTCTTGGACATACGTGGAAAGAAATTGAAAGGATTAATGAAAGAACAGAACAGCTTACGGCAATAAACAAAAGATTGCTTGAATTAAATTGCTTAATTCTTCTCTTACACTTAGCAGTATTCCTATTACGCCAATAATAATAGCCGCATAATATGCTTTTTTAGCGTAATTGGCACTTTCTTTAGATGCTTTTAAGGATTCACGGGCAATTTTTTCACTTAAAATTGCCATTTCTTCTAAATGTTGTTCTTTTTGAAGCTCATACAATCTGTTTTCACCAGGGATATTCAAAATAAAAGTATCAGTTGGTTTGAACTCATACAGGTAAAAGAAATCTTCTGGAACTTCCTCAAATTGAAAATAGGTTGATCGAGGCAGATTGGGGCCAATTAAATTATAAGTTTCAAATTGGTTAGGCCCGACCTGTGGTTTGTCTATCAGGTAATAGCACATTGTAGGAGAATTCATCGCAGGGATTACGTCTTGAAAATCCTTATATGTGTTTTTGCCAGAGGCAATAGATAGAATCAAAGAATCAATTTCTTTATTCGTAAGATTAAACCGCTTTTTATTGTATGACTTCAATTTATCCTGAAAAATATTTTTTTGTTGCTGTATTACAGCATCTTGGTAAAACGGATTTTGCATTAAATTATTAATGCCAGGAGCGTATTGATTAAGATAATCTTTTAAGTCAGCCATAATATTCACCTCCCTTCAAAAGTAATTATAGCATGGGCGGTGGCACGAGAGGAGAAATGACACATGAGTAAGCGGTTTGGTTTGGAGATAAAAAGGGCCCGCAAGGGTGCAGGTCTTACACAAGAGCAGGCAGCGGAAGCGCTGAGCGTGTCCGTCAGGACATACGCAAAGTATGAAGGCGGGGAAATACTTCCAGGCGACGATATGGTCGCCGCCATGATGCAGGTTTTTAACAATCCGTGCCTAGGCTATTCCTACTTGTCCCAGGAATCGGCAGTTGGCAGGATGATCCTGCCGAAAATCGGAAAGATTCCCGGCGTAGCGGCCGGGGCCATGCAGTATCATGTAGCATTGGCGGAAGCCAGCAACGATTCAATGAAGCTGGAAAAAATCTGTTGTGATGACAAGATTGATGCCTACGAAGAGCTGGCCATCCAGCCCATCATCGACAAAATATTTGCCCTGGCAGGCCGTGGCCTGACCTTATGGCTAAAGTGTCCGAAACGGACACAAAAAAAGAACCGCCCGGCGGCAACCGAACGGCTCTAAAAGAAAAAATCTGATGGCTATATTATAGCACGACAGGCTATAGGACAACAAGAGAAAGGAGAAAAGAAAATGGAACGGAACCCGTTGGAAAAAATGAAGCTGTGTGACCAGCTTACATGGAACCGAAAGGAACTGGCCTTGGTCACGGGACGGAGTCAGGAAATAGTAGATAAATGGATCTATGAAGGCGCACCGTGCATCAAAGAAGGGCACACCTACGTATTTGAAAGGACAAGCATTATAGCCTGGCTTCGTGAACGGGCAATCAACCGGATTGGAATGACCAGGAAGAACGTCGTATATGACGACATCTTCCCAGGCATTGAATTAGCGTGAAAGGGATGAAAGCAATGAGAAGGAAACGGCATATTGGAAGAATTTTAGTGGCATTGACGGTAGCTTGCAGTGTAGGTATGTACGTAGGCCATTCACTCGGCGAAACGGTAAATGCCCAGGAAGATGTTCAAGTCCACATCGTGGACCAGGGAGAAACATTATGGGAAATCGCAGGCCCCATTGCTGATGAACGCGGAATGGATATCCGCGAAGTCATTTACATCATCAGCGTGAACAACAATATTGCTGGAAAGGATGACATTCATCCTGGGCAGCGGTTAGTCATTAATTTTTAAGGAGTGTGATACAGATGACAGTCATGAATGCAGCCTCTACGGGCAACATTTACAAAACTATCGACCAGCTGATTGACTTCTGCCGGCACCGTAAAAAGGATTGTCAAGGATGCCCGATAGCCATTGAATGCAGTAAAATTCGCAACGGCACTAGGCCAGGAGATCTGCTGAAACTAGGAGGAATTGAAAATGCCTGATGGAAAAATAGCCAAGAATAGGTACTTTATCCCTAAGCTGGGAGATAAATATTATTATGTAGGCATCGACGGAAACCCCATTCACAAGGAATTCAGTGAAGAGCTGTTGGATGAAATGAATTGCTACCTGGGGAACTGCTTTAGAAGCCGCGGCGCTGCTGTTGCGGATTCCGCTGAGATGCTAAAGCGCATCAATGAGGTGGGTAAAACTATTCGCAGGAATGAACTGAGGTGATGCCGGATGAAATGGGTAGATATAAACGAAGAATTGCCGGTCCCGCAGCGTCGCGTGTTGGTAGCGATGCACGCGGGAACAGAATGGGAATTTAAAGCAGTCGGGGTATTTTGTCAAGACCATTGGATCGTAGACGGGGAAACCCGTCTCGTCCCGATGAAAGAAGTACAGTACTGGGCGCCGATTGCATCAACGCCACGGAGAAAAGCGGGGGACTGAAAAAATTGCTGAAAATATTGGAGCTATTCGGTGGAATCGGAAGCCCAAGAGTGGCGCTACGAAATCTGGGAATACCTGTAAAAGCTATCGACTACGTCGAGATAGATGAAAAAGCCGTCCGCAGCTACAATGCCATGTTTGCCGATGAATTGCCATATAAAACGCAGGACGTCCGCGGCTGGAATTTAAAGCCAGATATCCTTATTCATGGCAGCCCTTGCCAGGATTTCTCAATTGCCGGTCACCAAAAAGGTGCAGATCCCGGCAGCGGAACCCGGTCATCCCTTATGTGGGAAACATTGAATATCATCAAAAACATGGGACTGTGGCGGCCGAGAGTCATCATATGGGAGAATGTAAAGAACGTCCGCAGCCGGTACATGGTACACAACCACGAACGGTACATGGGCGAATTGAAAAAACTTGGATATACGAGCAATTTCAGTGTGTTGGATGCCAGAGATTTCGGCATACCGCAGGCCAGACAGCGGATATTCACGATATCACTGTTAGGCGGACAACGTTTTGACTTTGATGTTCTCCAACGGAAGCCTATGCAACCCATTTCCAACTATTTAGAAAACGGCCCGGTAGACGACTTTTATACCGTCAAAGCACCCAGTATGTTACGGGCAATCGGGAAAACGGGAACTGTGCGCCGCCTGCCGATTATCAAAGATTACTGCTACACAATCACGGAGCGACCAGACAGAGCGCCGGGGAGTGGCTGCCTTCCCATAGGTAATGGCAAATACAGATACTTGACGGAAAGAGAATGTTGGCGGCTACAAGGATACAACGACGAAGATTTTGAAGCGGCCGCCGGTGTTAATTCTCGACGAGCGCTGTATAAACAAGCCGGGAACTCCATCCCTGTACCGATTTTTGAAAGCATATTCAGCGAAATGCTATAGAAAGGAGTGATGCAAATGAATGATGTACAGCACCCGAACCATTACACCTGGCGCGGTACAGAATGCACCAAGGCCATTGAAATCATGACCAACGGGGCGACGGGAGCTGATGCAATGTACATTGGCAATATCGTCAAATACCTGTACCGCTATCCAGCTAAAGGTACGCCGCTGAAGGATTTGATGAAAGCCCGGCAGTACCTTGATTTTTTGATTACGAACCAGGGAATCAAAACAGGCACGAAAGAACACGGAGAAAGGCAAGACGTTAACGATGAATGAAGCAGATATTTATTTTGATGCCTCGGGCAGGCGCATCCTGCCCAGTGACTTCAATTTAAAAAAAGCGGAACGCCTCATGGATAATTTCATGAGTTTTAACAGTAAGGGTTGTACGACCTTCGCAGAAATTGTATCCTGGCTGATCCTGAGAGGCACCGGATACGATGGCGGAACATCATCGAATCACCTATGCTGGCTGTTCGGGGTGGATGGCAGTGATCGCGCAACGCTCAAGAACTGGAAAGCGAGGATAAAATGATGAAAACAATTGATATGTACCAGGCTGAGCGCATGATGTACCGCAAAGCCTACGTTGCCGGTGATTTTGACCCGGTAGTAAAGCTGATGCGGAAAATCACCGGCGATGATGAGTATTATAAGCATTCATACCTGGGCATAAAAGCAAAAAAAGGGAAAGGTAAGAAAAATCATGCATTTTGGTAAATTTACGCCATGGACAGCATGGCATGACGTCTTGGATGGAACGGAACATTACGAATTCCGGTTCCCTAATGGCTACGGGGCTTCCGTCATCCGCGGCCCTTACAGCTACGGCGGGCCACAAGGACTGTTCGAGCTGGCCGTCTTGAAGAAGCACCGAAAATACTGGGAAATTACGTATCGTACGCCCCTCACGGATGACGTACTAGGTTCCCTGTGGCCGGACGAAGTCACAGCGGCATTACAGAAAATCAGCAGTTGGAAGAAATAGGAAAGAATAGGAAAAATAGGAGGAAATGGTATGACGATTATTATTGCAGGCGTGATTATTATTTTAGGGATTTCGTTCGGGATAGGAATCTTATTTAAAAATAACGGAACGATCACACTGGCGACATGTGCAGCCGCACTGGTAACATTCGGCATTTTTGTTGCCATGGCAGCCGGCATCGTCTTTGGATATCCGGTATATAAAGTATGGGAACAGAGCAAGGCCGGAGAAGCAGCATTGGCTAAAGCAACCCAGGACCGTCAAATCAAAGTCCAGGAAGCCGAAGCAGAAATGGAAGCGGCCAGCAAACAGGCCGAAGCAAACCGTATCCTTGGCGAAAGCATCCGGCAGTATCCTGAATCGATGGAACAGAAATGGGTCGAAGCCATCGAAAAGACATCGAACCAGGTCATCTACCTGCCGACCGAAGCTTCCGTCCCCATCACAGAAAGCGCCAGAATGGCACAGAAAGCACAGAAATAAGGAGTGAAAAAATTGAACATCATTGGCGTTGACGACAAATATGAAAAGATCCTCTGGTGTGCTATGCGGTATGCGCTGGGACGGAGGACATACCTTACGATGGAAGTCATTGATTACATCAAGAAAGTATTACCAGCGCTGAGTTTGGACACATTAATGATGATGCAGCAGGACATTGAAAACCAACACGACTTTGGTGATGAACTGTATGAAATGCGTTGGATGATGTTGTACGGCAATATCGTCACTGAAATCCAAAAGAAATACGCTGGCAAAAGAAAGGAACAGCCATGAAAAAGCAAGATGCAGACAAATGGTTCCGGCGGATGCAAAACCGCAATGTCCATCACGACATTGTCCAGGAAGCCATTAAGCTGGCAACGAAAGAAATTAACGCGGGACACTGGCACGGATACGCAGAAGAAATCTATTACAAAGACGGATTTCCCTGCATCCGCTGGCAAGACGGTCATTGCGCTCATTACAATATCGTCAAAGGGACGGTATACTAATGGACCCGTGTCCGCTATGCGGCCAGCCGACACACAGTTGGATCTATTGCCGTAAATATAAAAGGGACATCTGCCAGGACCACTGCGAAGATTGTCCGTGGTTCATGGGGAAGATGTTATGGAGTTGCCGCTATTCAGAGAGGAAGAAAACACATGAAAATCGCTATTTACAACCTAAAAGGGGGCGTCGGTAAGACGGTAACGACGGCGAACCTGGCCCACCTTTACGCTACACAACGGACGCATCACGTGCCCGGCAGTCATCGCGGCCAGGCACCGCAAGTACTCATGATTGACTGTGACCCGCAAGGAAATCTGACACAGTTCTACAAACGGTACGACCAGTCAGCTCCGTGTGGGATGCGGGAAAAAGAAATCATCGGCACGGACTGGCCGTTTCTGTCGCTCATGCCGGGAAATATGGATTTGTATGAATTGGAACGCAGTTATTACGAAAGCAAGACCGTCGATGCTCTGGCCGACATCGGCAGCGGATATGATATTGTCCTTATCGACTGCCCGCCGGCACTGAACATGCTGACCATTAACGCGCTGAGCATTGCGGACTTTATCGTCATCCCAGTGCGGCTGGACGCCTTTTCCAGCCAGGGGCTGGTGGAACTCGACACACAGCTTCAGGACGTCCTGCAAATCAATCCGGCTCTCCAACTGTTGGGCGTGCTCATCACGCATGACGAACGGACGACGCTGAGCGATGAAGCGGAAGGACTGCTAAGAGCCAGCTTCCCTGTCTTCGATACGAAAATCAGCCGGAGCCGCTGGATCATCGACAGTACATTGATGTGCAAGCCGCTGGCCGAACTCGGTATGACACTCAAACCAGCATGGCAATATAGAAAATTAGCCAATGAAATCATAAAGAAGGTGAAAGAATGAGCTTAATGGAAAACATGGGCCTCGTCAACAAGGACAAGGACCGAACTATTAAACAGATTCCGGTCAATCTGCTCGTAGAGAACCCGGATAACTTCTATATCGTCGGCGATGTAGAAGAATTGAAGAACTCGATCATTGCCGCCGGCGGCGTCCGCCAGAACTTGATTGTCGAACCGATGAAAGACGGACGGTACATGATTGTATCCGGTCATCGCCGGTGCAAGGCCGTCAAAGAGCTGCTGAAAGAGCAGACCGTCGGGATTCCCGATACCGTACCCTGCGAAATTTCTACGGACCACTACGGAAATCAACTGTTGCTTATCGATACGAACAGTACGTCCCGGGACTTGACTGCCTGGGAACGGGTCGAGCAGTATAAACAGCTCAACAGCCTGTTCAAGTACGGTGTCATGACGAATCAAATCAACGGCCGCAAGCGCGACGCAATTGCCAAGACGCTGCATGAAAGCACGACCAATATCGCCCGATACTCAGCCATTTCCAACAACCTGCGGAAATATTACGCCGACTGGATGAAATCGGGGAAATTAGGCATTTCTGCGGCTTATGAACTATCTAAATTAACGCCGGACCGGCAGAAAGATTTCTATGAACAGCATATGGATGACGATGAAATTACCCTGAAATCCATCGAAGAATTCATCCATCCAGTGACAGAAGAAGCGCTGGCCCAGGAAGCGGCCGTACAGGAAGAAATAACTGTGCAGGAAGAAAGACCGGAAGCGGACGAAGAAGATACGGAAGATATTTCTGACGATGATGAAGCGGAAGACATCGAAGAAGTACCAGAAGAAGCGGCTCAGGAAGAAACGCCAACAAAAGATAAACCCATCACATCGGAAGAATACATGGAACTGCAAAAAGAATATAAGAAGGTCATGAGAGATATCATGGATAAACATCGGCTTATAGATAATTATGTAGAACTGGAAAAGAATGGCTCGTACACCCAGATACAAATGATACACAACATGCAGTGGGCCGCCAGCAGTATGTGTAAGCAGTTGGACTACCTGCTGGAGCTGGTTGATAAGATGAAGGCGGTGAGAGGATATGCAGAAAAGTAAGAAAAGAAACTTGGAAATCGGAAGCAATGCCGGTGAAACAACAACGGCAACACTCGTATTCATGGCTCTTCATGACGACTATGGCTTCGGCCAAAAACGTCTGGAACGAATCAAAATGAAATGCAATGAATACAACAGGCAGGAAATAAAAGATGATCCTACATTCGAAGGGACGGCCTTCATTGCGATGAGACAGAAAATGGAAAAATTAGGGGTCAGCGAACGGCTGGAACGGGACTTCATCAACTGGATCATATCCGGAGTAGGATTGAGTGGACGCTATCAGCGGACATCGGCTATGGCCAGCGTCGAAGCATCTTATATTCACCTGTTCCTGGCGATTCACGAATTGTTTGGCTTCGGAGCGCAGCGCCTAAAAGCCATTCAACAGAAAATTAAATTCTATGCCGGCTGTATCCGCGAAGGAGAGCCGGGGATTGAAGAATTTATGAAATGTATGGCTGTTGAATGTGGGCAGGTATATCCGGGACTGATTGCCTGCGAAAAAAAGTACGGAGAAGTAAAGATTTATGGATAAGGAGTGGAACTATGATTTGTCTTTGCTGTGGCCGGGAATTCCAGGCCAAGGGAAATGAAAAGTATTGCGAATCATGCCGGCATCGCATTTTAGATGAATATACCAAGTGGCGGCGTATGAAGACGAGAAAGAAACTAAAGAAGTGTATCGTATGTGGACGACCGATGGAACACTACACATCGCCATATGTGTGCAGCCGTGAATGTGGGAATATTGCAAGGAATATCTTGCATACAGAAAAGCAGCGGCTGTCACGGCAGGCAAATAAGCAATGGAAGGAAAAGATGTGCTATGGGAATGGGAAGGAACAGCCCGTACCACGGCGCAAACTCAAGAAGCCGTTATCGCCGTTGGGACTCGATATTGAACAGGCGAAACTTCACCACATGGACTATCCGACGTGGATGAACAGCAAAGAACGGAAGGAATGGAAAGCACAATGCACGTAACAGATCATGAACTCAGGGCTATAGTATGGCGGGGTATGATTATCATCAGTCTTTTATTTTGGGGCGGATTTATTTATATTCTGGCCCACATCTTAAATTAAAAATGGACAATGGAAACGTTCATTTCGAGCGTCTCCATTTTTCCATATATATGTATATAAAGGAAGTGATGGGCCACAGGCCCATTGGGGCTTGTAGTAGGCGTTATATTTAGTGCCACCTGGAAAGGAAGTGAGACCATGGGATTTGTTCGCAATGTAAAATATTTTTGTGGGAAAAGATATTTTGAAACGGATTTGTTTGAAGTTCCTGATATGCGGGAACGAGGAAAGAAGATGAGAGAAAAGAAAGTCAACCTGTCATCGCCGGATCAAGTTCGCAGAAATAAAAAGAAGGCATTGCGGACATTCCGTCAAAAAGTAAAAACGAATTTCACCAGGGACGACGTTTATTTGACATTGACCTATGACACGCTTCACCGTCGGGACAACGTGAAGGATGCCAAGAAAGACTTCCACAATTTCATCAAGCGCGTGAATCGTCGGCGTAAAAAAGCGGGGCTTCCCTCGGCAAAGTATATGGGGGCCATCGAACGAAAGGGAACGAATATTCATTTTCACATGATTATCAGCGGGGGCCTGGATCGCAATGAGCTGGAAGATGTTTGGGGTAACGGCCTGAGCAATGCCAGCCGGTTGCGGATAGACGATGCAGAGTTGATGCAGCGGCTCTGTCAATACATCATGAAGGAAGCCCGCAACAAAGAGAAATTTGAGAACACATATATTTGTTCACGGAATCTGGAAAACCCGAAGGTTACAAAAACAGACTGGGCATTTACTCATCGCAAGCTGGAAGAACTGGCTGGTCAGACCGACTGCCGGGATGTGTGGGAGAAATTATATCCTGGCTATGAATTCATCGAAGCCAGCAGTACGTTCAATGAATTGACGGGCTGGCATATCACGGTAAAAATGACGAGGAGGGATAGCGACGTATATTGCAAAAACGAAAAGGGTACGCCTCCGGGGAGTCAAGCTAAAACGGCTCAACGACAGCGTACACGAAAGAGACGGGTATAAGTGCATCGTCTGCGGGAGATACATCGACGACGGGGAAAAGATGCACCATGAGCCGTGCGGGATTTATAAATCAGACGAAATCAACAAAACCGTCACGCTTTGTGAGCGATGCCATTATGAACGCCATCACGGGGCCAGGGCGGCAGAAATACGAACGAAGTGCGTTGCCTACTTACGAACCCTTTACGGGGATGCAGGCGCGCGCAAGGAATAGGAGGTGAGACGATGGAAGTGCATATCAGCATTACCGGGGACGACGAATCCGTGAAAAAAGTTCTGGACATTTTGACGGGCGGCCGCATCGTGGACAATCTGGAAACGACAGTGAAGCCCAAGAAGCATGCAGGACGACCGAAGAAGCATATAGAGAAAGATATTGACATGAACGAAGTGTCGGAAAAGATTTTCGGAAAGTAGGCGAGGCGAATGAACAGTGAACACTACCAAGACCCGACAGCGGAAAAAGCAATCAGCCGGGTTGAAAAGAAGCGGCAGGAGAAGCGGAAGAACCGCAGGTATCGTATACGCCGGATGCTGTTGAAGCGGGCGCTGGAAGAAATCGCAACCATCTGCGGATTCAAGGTGCACATTACGTTCATCGAAAGCAAGGTGAAGTTATGATCATCAGCAAGATTCACGTGCGCAGTAATGTTGTCCGAATCGGATACCTCGAAAACGAAAAAGAAGTGCCGCGGGAATATGTACTGAAAAGCAAAGAACTGGCCCGGCCAGAATTATACAAGGCCATGGAAAATATTTTTCACGTCATGGCCAATGTGGATACCTGCTTTGCCGCGGTATGCGATGGGGGGATTGAAGACATCATAATTAAATACAACCGGGACAACAGCATCGACAATTACGTTTTATCGGGAGCGATGCACGGTGATGACGAATTAGTAGCTACATTCAAGACGGAAAAGATTTATGCTAAAAGCTGGATGGAGCTGGACAATGCTGTGCGAAGCGCCATGAAGGAAGCGGAATTATTCATCAACGGGAAGCGGGCGCAGATGACGCTGGACATTGAAGCGGAAACGCCGACACAGAAATTGAAGGGAGGAGTAGCGTGACAAGTACAGAGTATCTCAAACTGGTCTATGAGTCGGAAGAAAAAGCCAACATGCTGCTGAAAGAAATCAGTCAGATCCAACACGACTTGCTGGCATTGAATGCCATTGATTATGAAAAGCCGCGAGTTAGCGGCGGGAATGGGCGGAATGCGATGGAAGACCGGATTATCGGTTTTCTGGATAAGCGCGACAAAATGTTACGTGAGTACCTTCAGACCGTAAACCGCCCGTGGGAATTCAAGAAGCTCGTCGAATGTATGGATGACGAACGGATGCAGGCGATAATGAAGCGGCATTATTTGTGGCACGAAACCTGGGAAAAAGCCTGCGAAGGAATCTGCTCAGTCAGCTGGCTTCGACGAAAGGGAAACGGACTGCGTACCCAGGCGCTGGAAGAATTCGACAAAATCTTCAAAAAAAATAAAATTAGTTCATGCTAGTTCATGGTAGTTCACGTTGGACCTGTGGTATAGTGTATATGTGAAGCAATGGAAATGGCGTAGAGCACATGATTGTTTTCACCCCTCAAGAATAGATAGACACGCAAGGAGCAGCACCCCGTCCACAAAGACGGGGTGTTGTACTACCCGGACAGCAGCCATGCGCCATGGGTCGATGCACAGGATGTACCTTGCCTGTATGCTGTGCGCATCGGTGACACTGGATACAAAACAGAAAGGTTTTGCGAAGGTTTCTGGTCAACTTGAGGAAAATAAGATTTTTGATTCGATGAGTCCGGAAATTTTTATTTCTGGATTTTTTTCGACTAGGTTCTTTTGGGTTAACAAAAGCCTTGCGAGACCGCGGCGCCCGAAAGAAAACTAGATTTTAGTAAAATTCAGCCCTTAATTTATATTTTCAAATGGTTTTATGTGAAGCGGGGTATGATTTATTTATATAGCTCATGCGTTCGCATAAACAAACCAAAATGTTAAGTCAGAGAGGAGGGAGGGCGTCATGAAAGTACGCGGGAAAGCCCGTGAAATCACGGTTACTCAGCGTTCGCTGGCCGACGCAATCGGCTTAACCCCTCCCAGAATATCTCAGTTAATCCAGGAAGGCGTCGTCATTCGCGATGAAAAAGACAAGAGTGGCGGCGTCTTTTTGGTACAATCCATCCTCAATTACAAAGACGCCACCAAAGGAAACGGCGGCGATGAAGACATAGACTACATGACCGAAAAGGCCCGGCATGAAAAGACGAAGCGGGAAATCGCTGAATTGCGCCTGGCTAAAATGGAACACCGCGTATACAGTGCCAAAACGGTCGAATTAGTCATGACGGAAATGTTGTCTAACTTGAGGACGCAGCTGTTGGGACTGCCGACAAAGTTGGCGCCACAGCTGGAAGGGAAAACCAAAGAAGAAATTTACGCCAGATTGACGAAAGAATTGGAAGAAAAGCTATCTGAGCTGAGTGAATATAGCCCGGATCTCTTCACCGATGAAGAAGTAGAAGAGGAGGACGAGCCATGAAGTCAGCGAAAGAATTGTGGCAATACATTTCCCGACACGGATTGAAACCGCTGCCGAAGACGTCTGTAAGCGAATGGGCTGATACGTATCGCTATTTGTCGGCTGGTGTTTCGTCAGAGCCGGGCAAATGGCGAACGGAACGGGCCGAGTATCAACGGGCCATCATGGATGCCTTCACAGAACCCGGTGTACATCGCGTCGTCGTCAAGTCGGCGGCGCAGATTGGCAAATCAGACATCATGAACAACGTCATCGGCCGCTTTGCCCACCTGGACCCGGCTTCCATCATGATGATACAGCCGACAGTAGACATGGCCCAGGATTATTCAAAATCACGTATTGCTCCCATGATCCGCGACACGCCCGTATTGAGTTCGTTGTTCTACGATGTGAAGCGGGCCGGGGACAAGACAGCTAAAACCAGGGATGGAAACAACACGATTCTGTCGAAATTCTTCCCAGGCGGCCGACTGGTCATGTGTGGAGCTAACAGCCCGGCCGGACTGGCCAGCCGTCCGATACGGATTCTGCTGGCCGACGAGGTGGACCGATTCCCCGATTCGGCTGGCACCGAAGGCGACCCGGTAGACCTGGCAGCCAAACGAATGACGACTTTCTGGAATCGGGTCATGGGGCTGTTTTCGACGCCGACAACCGAGGGAAGCAGCCGGATTGATGCGGAATACATCGCCGGAACGCAGGAAGAATGGCAACATCAATGCCCTAATTGCGGGGAATGGCATCTGCTCCGGTATCTCGACATGGAAACCGATGCAGAGACCTACAAAGATGACCGGGGCGAACGTCATGCTATCGTACATCACGTGAAATGGAGATGCCCGGCGTGTGGCTATGAATTCACGGAACGGCAAATGAAGAACGCCGTTCAAGGCTATCGAGTACAGAATCAAAAGGCCAGGTCGAATGGTATCCGTTCATTTTTCATCAATGCCTTCACTTCTCCCTGGACCAGCTGGAATGAAATCATGCGGGAATGGTTGGAAGCCAAAGGGGACCCGACACGCGAACAGGTTGTGGTCAACACGCGGTTTGGCGAAAGCTATCGACAGCCAGGGGCGTTCGATGATGAAACAATCTTCGTCAGGCGCCGCGAATCGTATGGAGCAGAGTTGCCCGATGGCGTACTGTTATTGACAGCAGCCGTCGATACCCAGGACAACCGACTGGAATATGAAGTATGTGGCTGGGGAGCCGGTGAAGAGTCGTGGGGTATCCGCAAGGGCGTTATTTTAGGTCGTCCAGACCAGGAATCAACATGGGAAGAATTGGACACCATCCTCGAACACGTGTACCGGTTCAAAAACGGAACCGGGCTGAAAATCGTCCGCACCTTCATCGACTCCGGCGGTCATTATACCGGCCATGTCTATCGCTATTGTGAAACGAATTTCGCTAAACAACGGTTCGCTATCAAAGGGTACAGCAACATGCCGGGCATACCGTTGAACTACAAAATCGGGAAGGCATCGGGGACGCCGATACCGCTGGTCATCCTCGGCGTCGACGACGGCAAGCAGCAGGTTATGAACCGCCTGGCCATCAAAGCCCCAGGGCCTCAATACATGCATTTCCCGTTGAATGAAGACAGCGACGGCCTGGATAACCGGGGATATGACGAACTTTATTTCAAGGGACTTATATCCGAACATAAGACGAAAGTCAAGAAAAACGGCGTTATCCGGGAGGTATGGCAAACGACAACAGGTGTCCGAAACGAACCTCTGGATCTTCGTGTCTACAATCTGGGATGTATGTTGTCGGTCAATCCGCACTGGGATGAACTACAAGCTATCATGAAACAGCCGGCGAAGGAAGCGGCCGTCAGAAAAGAACAACCTAAGCCCGCAAGAAAACGACGGGTCAGCAAACAGACGAACATTTGGTAGGAGGCACCATGAGTAAACTGCAAAATGAACGACTGGCCCGGTATATAGAAGCCGAGAAGGCCGTTTTGATGGGACAGTCGTATACCATCGGGAACCGGACCCTGACAAGGGCGGATTTGTCCAGTATCCGCGTCGCCATCGACAACTTGATTGCCAGCGGGGCGACGCTGGATGACAGCGAAACGCCAGGGAAAGGGCGCGGGAAACGCATTGTATTTTTCGATTAAGGAGGGCCGACCATGGCAAAACGAAATAAACGGTCACGACAAAAGGCGCGGACGCCGACAATACAGAACAGCGGTTATTCAAACGGCGGGGCTTCGCACGAAAGCAATATTCTAAAAGCCTACAATCCGCGAAAATATTCCGCAAAATCAGACGTAAACGCCAATCTGTATACGTTGCGCAACCGCAGCGCCGACCAATCCATCAATACGCCCATCGGGGCAGCGGCTATCATGACCAGTTCACTGCACACCATCGGGGCGGGGTTGCATCTGTTTCCGCGTCCCAAGTACAAGCTGTTAGGGATGACGGCCGACGAATCACGGGAATGGTCACGCCATGTAGCCCAGGAATTCGACCTGTGGGCCAGCTCGACACAGTGCGATTTGACGAGGCGCAATAATTTTTACGACATGCAGGACATCAACTACACGGGCTATCTCGTGGATGGCGATGCCTTTTGCCTGTTCAAGCGCCGGCCGCCGACAGCGGATATGCCGTACAGCTTGCGCCTGCAACTCTTGGAAGGCAACCGGGTAAGCAATCCCTATGGCCGGGACTACTATGGCATTACCGGGCCGTATGCCGTAGAAATGACGGCGCCCACACCGGGGAACAAAATCATATCCGGTGTAGAAATCGACCCGGATGGAGCCGTCGCCGCCTATTGGGTATCGAACAAAGTACCTGGCGACCCGGTAGACATAGGGACGATTGCCACCTGGACCCGCGTCAAAGCATGGGGCGATATTTGTGGAATGCCAAACATCATACAGACCAGCAACGACCAGCGGCCGGAACAATATCGAGGAGCGCCGTATTTATCCCCTGTCATTGAGACGCTGAAACAAGTCAGCCGTTATACGACGGCCGAGCTGACAGCTGCTATTGTCAAGTCCTTTTTCTCGCTGTTTTTCACAGAGTCCCAGACATCTGGCGGCACGCTGAATGATTTCATCGGCAAAACCATTGACCCCCAGGGCGGTCCAGTCATCGATCCTGACGAGTATGCATTAGGACCTGGGACCATCAATGCCCTGCCTCGTGGCGTCGATGTCAAAAGCGTTGATGCGTCTCGTAGCATGTCGACGTTCGACGCCTTCACGACGAAGCTCTTGGAAATGGTAGGCAGTGCCATCGGCCAGCCTTACGAAGTCCTGATGAAGCATTTCACGTCATCCTATTCGGCATCCCGTGCCGCCATGTTGCAAGCCTGGGAAGAATATAAGCGCCGGCGCATCTGGTTCGCCCGCGATTTCTGCCAGCCTGTTTATGAAATGTGGCTGGCCGAAGCCATTGCCATCGGGCGCGTCAAAGCACCGGGATTCTTCACGGATCCATTGATTCGGAAATGTTGGTGCAACGCCGATTGGTACGGACCGACCATGACGATACTTGACCCGGTAAAAGATGTCAACGGCAGCGCCTTGCGGACGACATACGGCCTGAGCACACGAGAACGAGAAGCGGCTGAGCTGACAGGCACGGACTTGGAAGAAAATCTGGAACAGCTGGCGTACGAACAGAAGATGATTGAAAAATACGGTCTGACTATCGGAAGCCCGGAAGTGCTGGCCGACAAAGGAGAGACAACCAATGAAGAGTAAAAGATTTTGGCGTTTCGTCAATGAAGCGGGCGACGACAACGCAGAACTGCTGCTGTATGGCGCCATCGCGTCGCAGTCATGGTACGACGATGACGTTACGCCGCGCCAGTTCAACGACGATTTAAAAGAATGTGGCGGCAAGAATCTGACTGTACGCATCAACAGTCCCGGTGGCGACGTGTTCGCGGCCCAGGCCATTTATACGATGCTCAAAGGCTACAGCGGCAAGAAGACCATGCATATCGACGGGATGTGTGCCAGTGCGGCCACTATCATCGCTTGTGCTGGCGACAGCGTCGAAATGCCGCGGAATGCACTGTACATGATTCACAACCCGGCATCCTTTCTCATCGGTGGCTATGATGAACAGGGCCTGGCCAAATTGCAGAAAGCGCTGGCATCGACGAAAGAAACGATTTTGAACGTCTATGCAGAACGATGCCATAAGACAACGGATGAATTGGCACAGATGATGGACGATGAAACGTGGATGACGGCCGACAAGGCCCTGGAAAATGGTTTCATCGACGCCATCGACGAAGACTATCAGGTCACGGCCAGCTTGAATGACAATGTGCTGATTGTCAATAATATTTCCTGCCCGTGTCACATGAAGAACCTGGCACAGCTTGAAAAGATCATCAACAAAGGAGAAAAAAACATGGATGATAAAACCTTAGCCAGCAAACTGGCAGCCTTATTGGGTTTGAACCCGCAGAACGAGAACAAGGATGCGGATGAATCGAAGCGAATTGCTGAATTGAAGGCACTGAAAAACGGGAACGTATACACCGATGCCATGATTGACCGGGCTATCAGCGACGGTCGGACAGCGGATGATGTAGCTCCCTATATCGAAGCCGTCGCCGGCGTACAGTCGCCGAGTGACCAGGCATTGGCAAGCGTGCGTACCATGATTATGGAACAGATGCAGTCCGGATCTGAACAGGTAACGCCTGTGCCGAAAACAGGAATGCCGCAGAACCAGGCAGCCGTAAAGAAAGCTCAGGACATTGAAGATGTAGTCAATGCAGCGAATAGATTGAGAGGTGCAAAATAATGGCAATCAGAGAAGTCATCGACATTAAACACGACCAGCTTATCGGCGGGCCGGAAATTCCGATTTTGCTCAAGAACGTCACCTTAACGGCTGGGACAGCTATGAAACGCGGCACGCTGATGACCGTTACCGGGACAGCCGCTGTGGCTACGGCTAAAGCCACTGTTGCCAATGCTATTTTGAGTTGCGACGTGGATGATAAAGCCACCGTTGCGACGGTCTATGTTTCCGGCCGATTCCATCGCGAATACCTCATTGCCGCCAGCGAAGATACGGTTGACGCCCATGAAGAAGAATTGCGAAATGCCGGTATTTTCTTGACATCTGTACACTAGGAGGAACTGAACATGGCTATTGAATTGAGAGATACTGTATCGTTGATGCAGGCAATGGAACGGATTACGCCGCCGGCATCTTTTTTGCTTGATACCTTTTTCCCGCTTGTACCGGCGACAGCCGTTACGACCAAAATTGCCGTAGAATACCGCAAGCGTGGCCGTCAGCTGGCCCCCTTTGTCGTTCGTGGCGCAAAAGGAGCGAGCCTGAAAGACACGGGCTCTAAAATCGCTATCTACCAGCCGCCGATGATGGGGCCGAGTAAGGTAGTAGATCCGGAAGAATTATCGGAACGTGGTTTTGGCGAAAACATCTACAGCACGACGACACCGGCCCAGCGCGCAGCCATCAAGCAGGCTGAAGATATGGTGGATTTGCAGAACGCAATCATCAACCGCAAAGCGAAGATGGCGGCGGATATCTTGCAGACTGGTAAATGCGACATCGAAGGTTATGCCGATGACGGCAAGACGGTGTTGATTGACACCATTGCGTTTGACTTTGACCATAAAGTCACGCCGACGACAACCTGGGATAAAGCCGGCGCGACGATTTACAGCGACATCAAGAACGCTTCGGAACTTATCCAGGAAGACGCCGGTATCGTCCCGACCATGATGATTTGTGGGAAAAATATCGCAGATTATTTGCTGAGCAATGACCAGATCATGAAATGGATGATGGTTCCGACGGCGGACAATCTGTCCCTCATGGGCTTCCAGCCGCAGATTATCAGCCCGCAGATTACTCACGTCGGGCGCATCAAATCGCTGAACCTCGACGTCTATACCTATGCAGAAACGTACACCGACGATGCCGGGAAATCGCAGTATTTCATCGACCCCGATACGGCCATCATCGCCATTCCGGGCCGTGGCAGTCAGCTCCATGGTGCCTGCACCCTGCTCAATGATGCCGGCACGGCCTACGAAACCTTCGTTGCACCGTATGTGCCGTACTATAACGGCAATAAGGATACGCAGGTATTGAGCTTCTACATGTACTGTCGTTGCGTCCTGGCTCCGCAGTTTGTAGACGATTGGGCTGTCATCAAAGCGAAATAATAGGAGGGATGACCATGAAGTTAGTCGTTACATACGGCTGCGTTTCCATGGGCAAGCACTTATATCGGACTGGCGACTCGTTCGAGTTGCCAGACGATGAAGCGGAAAAACTCATGGAACGGGCCGATGAACAAGTTGTTGCCTTGGCTGGGGACAAAGTGGCCCCGGCTAATGAGCCAGAGACGGAAGAACCGTCGGCAGACGAACCGGGGATGGAACTGCCCCAGGCTGATGCCGCCGCAGCCGTCCAAAAATGAGCACGTTCAAAGAAATGGTAGCTTCGGACATTCCGGCTTTTCTCAATGCCGATGAATTCGCCGAGACGCATGAACTGAATGGCAAGAAGTATACATGCATCGTGCAGAGTCCCAAAGAAGACGCTATGTTCCAGACACAGGAAATCTATTCCGGCTTCGAGGGAACCCATGGTCAGGTCATCATCATTCATATCGCGAAAGATGATTACGGAGAAGTCCCAGCGGAAGGAGAAAGCTTTACTGTCGATGGCGATTACTGCCTGGTAGATAACGTTATCGACGACATGGGTATCCTGACGATGACCCTGCACAAGAATCACTAGGAGGGCCTATGAGTGTAGAAATCGACATCCAGGGAGATAAAAAAATAATGGATGCCTTGTCCACTCTGAGCGATAAAGAAATCGCCAGGGCAGCCGTAGCGGCCGGGAAGCGGGCGGCCACAGCGGCACGACAGGCTGGGACGAAGGAAATCCGAAGCATTTATACCATGAAGGCCGGGGATTTGAAAGCTAAGGCACAGATACGTGCCGATGAAGACGGCGCTACTATCCTTGTCAAAGGGGCGCCCGAGGCAATCCATAAATATCAGGCCAAGAAGCGGCTGTCCGGCGTCTTCGTATCCGTAAAGCGCGGGAAAATGACGCATGTCCCCCGCGGCTTTAGCCTGGGCGGGGCATTCGTCGCCCGTAAGGGCAAGGAAAGATACCCGCTGAAAGGTATCTATGGGCCGGCCGTGCCACAGTTATTCGGTAATCCCGATGTCCTGAGCGTCATGATGGATCGTGGCAGTGACGTCTTTGAAGAACGATTGGAACATGAAATCGAATACAGATTAGGGAAGTGATGCGATGACCCCATTGGAATGCGCGGAAGGTATCGCGGAATTCTTGAAAGAAAAATTCACGGCTTACCAGGAATATTGTGAAGGCCGGCCAGAAAATATCTTTTCGAGTGTCGATACGGATGTAAATGTATATGCCGGATTCCTGCCCCGGGCGACTAACCGGGCAGACCAAAAGAAACTTTGTCCGGCCGTCGTGGTACGGCCAGAAGCTACGATAGACGACCGGGATAAGTCCGTTACGTCTATCGTCATCTACGCGACCATTTACGATGAAGATATGACCTATGGAGCTCATATGTTGTTCCATTTCCTCGAATTCATCCGCTATCACCTGCTGGCCAACAATCCCATTGCCAAGAAATGGTTCATTGATATAGATGACGGGAATATCAAGACGACGATTCCCGATGACCAGCCGTTCCCACAATGGGTAGGTGTTATTGAGTTCGACGTATTCATTCCGCAGCCACGTCAAACTCATTGGGAGGTTTTAGGAGGCAGATACGATGAGTGAAAACAGCGGGCCAGTCATCTACGTCGGCCCAGCCTATAAAGACACGGAAATCCACACGAATCAGATTTTCGCAGACGGGATTCCTGCAAAATATAAGGACGACCCGGTATATAAGCATCTGTTCGTCACAGCGGGCGAATTGGATGCGGCACAAAAAGAAGTTAAATCTACAGGCTCGTTGAGAAACATCATGTATAAACGGGCCATGGCATTACACGGAGGTAAATAAAATGGCATTTTTCCACGGCGTAAAAGCAAGCGAAGTCCCGACTTCGATTGTGGCGACTGTCGCCACTGATTCCGGCTTGCCGGTTGTCTTCGGGACGGCGCCTGTCCATCTGACAGAAGACCCGACGGCCTATGTCAATAAACCCGTCATCTGCTACAGCTGGAAGGAAGCGACGCAGAATTTGGGGTATCATCCCGACTGGGATAAGTACACGCTCTGCGAAGCGATGTATACCGAATTTAAACTGTACAATGTAAAACCAATTGTATTTGTCAATGTATTGGACCCAGCCAAACATAAAGTATCCGTTTCGGACACAGCCAAGACAGTTACGAAGAAACAGGTCATCCTTACGGATCCAGTCTTATTGCATACGCTGACAGTCAAGGGCAGTGCAGACGGGTCCGCAGCTACCTTGGATAAGGACTATACGGCGGCATACGACGATGATGGTCAGCTCATCATTACCCTCTTGGATGATGGTGCCCTGGCCTCCGTATCGAGCATCTATGTTGCTTATGACAAATTAGATCCGACGGCTGTCAAAGATGACGATATCATCGGCGGCATGTCCACGGATGGCAAAAACAAAGGGCTGGAACTCGTCGACGATATTTATTTCCAGATTGGCAAAGTTCCGGGCCTGTTGGCAGCGCCGGGATGGTCTGAAAAGCCGGCCATTGCCGCTGTCATGAAAGCCAAAGCGGCTAAAATAGACGGATTGTTCCCTTGCATGGCACTGGTAGACGTCAATACGGAACAGGTCAAAAAATACGCCGACGTCAACATGTGGAAAAACGGCAATAATTATACGGGAAACAACCAAATTGTCTGCTGGCCGTGTGCCAAAAATGGCGATATGGTTTTCCACTTATCGACCCATATCATGGGCATCATCGGCGTTACCGACGGCAATAACGATGACGTCCCGTATCAGTCGCCGTCCAACCAGACATTACAGGCGACAGGGCTGTGCCTGAAAGATGGCAGTGAAGTAAATCTCAATCTGACACAGGCCAATTTGCTGAATGAACAGGGCATCGTTACGGGCTTGAATTTCTCCGGCGGCTGGAAGTCATGGGGGAACTTTACCGGTGCTTATCCAGGCACGACAGATGTCAAAGATATGTTCATCTGTGTCCGGCGCATGTTCAACTGGCAGTATGTCACCTTCATTTTAACGAACTGGCAGAAGACAGACCAGCCCATCACTCCGAGACTGGTAAAAACGATGGTAGACAGCGAACAGGTGCGGTTGAATGGGCTGACGTCCAGAGGATACCTCTTAGGGGCCAGTGTCCAGTTCCTGGCTGATGAAAACCCGACGACTGATTTACTGGCCGGCATCTTCCGGATCCACACGAAGCTGACGCCGCCTGTCCCGGCACAGGACATTGAAGATACCTTTGAGTATGACGTATCGAATTTTGAAGCATTATTCTCGTAAGGAGGGAAACTCATGGCAGTAAATAAAATCCCGGAAGTCATCAATGATATGCGGGCTTATATCGACGGCGCCGACGATTTAATCGGCGTCAACGAAGTTGAATTGCCGGATTTGAAATCGCTGACAGAAGATATTGAAGGCATCGGCGTCGCTGGTAAAATCGAAGCACCCATCGCTGGCCATTTTGATTCCTTGGAATTAAAGATGACCTGGCAGGTGCCGACGAAAACGAGTTCCCGTTTGGTCGGCGGCAGCACATTGGCCCTGGAACTCTACTCGGACATCCAGAACTGGGATAGCGGCGCCAACGATTATGAACACGAGCAGTACCGTGTCGCCGTCCGTGGCCGAGTCAAGAGCCACAACCCTGGCAAATTCAAAGCCGGGTCGAAGACGGACAGTGAAACCGTCATCGAATGTACGTACTTCAAAATTGAAATGGGCGGCGCTACGCTCTGTGAAATCGACAAATACGGCTACAAAGCCATTGTGAACGGTATTGACCTGTTACAGCAGGTTCGCGCCAATATTGGTATGAACTAGGAGGATTCCCATGAAAGAAAAAGAAAACGAACTCGTCAACGCTGAAATCGTAGACCAGAAAAACATCCTGCATCTGACAAAACCACTGCCGAATGGACAGACGGAAATTTATTTTGATTTTACGAAGTTGAATGGCTATGCCCTGCTGGCATGCATGAACCAGGCTAAAAAGAAAGACAAACTCATGACCGTACCGGCCTTATCGATGGAATACCAGGCCATCGTGGCCGCGGCGGCAGCCAAAATGAAGTATGATGATATCCTCAATCTGAGTGGTCCGGACTTTATGGCAGCCTGCTTGAAAGCGCAGAATTTTTTGCTTCCCAAGGAGCCGTAGAAAATATAAGATTATCGGCCATGAGGCTGGCGAAGTACACGAAAACGCCGATTGGATGGTTCCTGGATCAGCCAATCGGTGATTTTTATGAGTGGATTCAAGTCATGAACGAAGAAGTCGAACGTGAAGAAGAAGAAATGAAGAAGGCCAAGAAGGGAGGGCAGTAAAATGAGCCGTGTCATGGAATTAGCCATTGCTATCAAAGGACGGCTGGACGGTAGCGTAGGGAGTACTATGTCCCAAGCGGTCGCTCATGCGAAGCAGATGAAGGATCAGTTACGCGTGGCAAACCGGGAAATGGCAAGCTTGCAAAAACAGGCGGCTAAACAACAAAGTAGTAAGGGATACGTTGAATACGACACCGAATTGGCTATGCTCCAAGCACAAGTTAAGAAAATAGCGCTTGCTAAAGAGTATGAGGCTATTACAGACCGCATCAACGCCAAACAGAAGGCGTCTGCCAATTGGTCTCAAGCCGTTAGCAACTTGGCTGGGACTGCTATGAAAACAGCTGTCCTGGCAGCACCATTAGTGGGGGCAACGAAAGCGGCCATGGAATTTGAAAGTGAAATGGCTGAAATCAGAAAAGTTGTCGATTTTGATACACCAGAGCAGTTTAAGCAGATGGGACAGGATATCTTAGACTTGTCTACAAAAATGCCGATGGCTGCTTCGGGGATTGCCAAAATCGTGGCCGCTGGCGGGCAGGCTGGTATCGCCAAAGAAGATTTGCTGGAATTTGCTCAAGATGCCGTAAAGATGGGCGTAGCCTTTGACCTTACGGCCGACCAGGCCGGGGACATGATGGCTAAATGGCGAAGCGCATTTGATTTAAGCCAAGACGGGGTCGTCGCCTTAGCAGATAAGATTAATTACTTGGGAAATACAACAGCCGCCTCGGCACCGTTGATTTCCGACGTTGTAACTCGCATTGGGCCACTCGGGGAAATCGGCGGGGTCGCATCCGGCGAAATTGCTGCACTTGGGGCTACTATGATACAAACAGGAACCCAATCTGATGTAGCTGCAACTGGTATTAAAAATTTGATTTTAGGTATGTCAATCGGGGAAAAAGCTACAAAAAGCCAGGCCGCCGCCTTCCAACAGTTGGGATTTGATGCGGCAGATATGGCCAAGCGGATGCAAACCGACGCTAAAGGCGCCATCTTGGATGTTTTTCATGCCATACAAGCCTTGCCGAAAGATCAGCAAGCCGGCGTTTTGAAAGATTTATTTGGGGAAGAGTCTATTGGGGCTATTTCGCCGTTATTATCAAAACTAAATCTATTGGAAGATAATTTCAATAAGGTTAGTGATGCTACGAAATATGGAGGATCTGTGGATGCTGAATATGCAGCCCGATGTGAAACAACGGCCAATCAAATGTATCTGTTCAAAAATAGTATGACAGCCGTAGCCATTGAAATCGGCTCTGCATTATTGCCAGCCATTAACAGCATCTTACGGAGTATCGTTCCTGTTGTCGTTGCTTTTGCCAATTGGGCCAAAGAACATCAAGTATTGATACAAACTATGGTTGCCTTGGCCGCCAGCTTTGCCGGCGTCTTATTGGCTGCCAGGTCTATTTTAGCCATCAGAGCCGGTTTCAATATGCTTAAAGAGACGGCTAACTTGTTCTTCATAGTAAACAAGAATGGGGAAACCGTATTGCGTGGGGCCGCAACGGCATCCAAACTTTTCCATGCCGGATTGAATGGATTAGGGGCAGCCTTTCGTCTTGCGGCAACAGGAGCCAGAGCGTTAGCAATGGCTCTCATGGCCAATCCTATTATCGCCATCGTGGCCGTCATCATCGCCATGGTCGCCGCCATTATTTATTTCTGGAATACAAACGAACAATTCCGGGCCGCCGTCATTGCGATTTGGAACAATATCGTATCTTTCGGCATGAGTCTGTTTCCAGCCTTTGCCGCTTTCTTCACCGGCGTATGGAATGGCTTGGTCGCGATTGCCACAGCCGTCTGGAACGGCATCATGACCGTAGCGACGATGGCCGTATTGGTCATCATGGACATCATATCCGCATTTGGCGCCTTCTTTACCGGGGTATGGAATGGTTGTCTGGCTATCGCATCGGCCGTGTGGAATGCTATTTCCAGCTTTGTATCGGCCGCAGCCAGCGTCATAGAAGGCATCATCTCTGCATTGGTAGATTATATTTCCTCTGCTTGGGACAGTGCGGTAGCGGCAGTACAAAGTTTTGCCAGCAGTGTCATAGATGCCATTGGCCAGGCCGTAGACTGGGCGATGGACAAGTGGAGCAGCTTAGTTAATGCCTTGTCGCATCCGATTGATACGGCTATCAATATTGCACAAAACATAACCCGTACGATCAGTGAAGCAACCAGCAGCGGGGATGACGTAAGCGAAAACGCCAGAGGTGGTATTTATCAGCGTGGGGCATTCCTGACAACATTCGCCGAAGACTCGGCAGAAGCAGCTATCCCTTTAGATGGGTCGGCACGAGCTATCTCATTGTGGCAGCAGGCAGGAGCCGCGTTAGGTGTCATGCCGAAAACGCCACAGCGGATGAGTGCAGGAACAGCCAAAGCCCCATCGTACAGCAACAGCAGCATCACACTGGATTTTCGGCCGACTATCAACGTCCAGGGCGGCGGTGACGTCGCTGATGTCGTCCGTCAAGCCTTGGAGGAACAGGCGCGTCAATTCCAGCGGGAACTGCCTAAAATGCTGGATAGAGTATCCGCAGGACGGAGGCGGTTGAGCTATGAATAAGTACACGACAGTCCAGGGAGACATGTGGGATGCCATTGCGTATAAAATTTTCGGCAATGAGCTCTATATGAATGAACTGCTGGAAGCAAATGAAAAGTACCGGAACATGGCTGTTTTTCCAGCAGGGATCATATTGAACATCCCGGACATCAATGTAATCCAGTCATCCAAGATTTTGCCACCATGGAAGCGGTGATGCCATGTCACTCGAAACGATTAAAGCCAAATTAAATGAATGGAAAAAAGAACTGACGCCGGGGACATTCCTCGGCCGCCGGGCCTATGCTCAAATACTGTATACGCCGGCAGGAGAAACAGAGAGCAAAGACATATCCGAAGATATGATGAAGTATCTGCTATCCATTGAAGTGACGGACAACCTGTCCGGGCAGGTTGATGATATGACAGTTACTTTGGAAGACCGTGCGCAGCTGTGGCAGGACACGTGGTATCCGGAACCGGGGTCCAAATTGGACATTACCCTTTATACGCTGAACAAAAACGGCGTCAATGAGGGCATCAAAGAACTGCAAGTCGGAGAATTTGAAGTCGATGAAATCGAAATCAACGGGATGCCGACGACGGTACAAATCAAAGCCGTCAATGCCATTGCTGATACGTCATTGCGAGGCATTAAGCAGAATCAATCCTGGGATAATATCAGCCTCTATAAAATCGCCAATGACATCGCCTGGAGAAATGGCATGTCACTGGACTATGAGCCGGGGGCCAAGAACAATCCATCGTATGAGCATGTCGAGCAGTCAGACGCATCAGACCTTGAATTTTTAAAAAAGCTATGTGATGATGCCGGCCTGGATCTGAAAATATCGACCAAGACCATTATCATCCTCGATGAATACCAGTTGGAAAACCAGGAGCCGTTGATTGTATTCTGGCGGCCAGGGACAGCCTCGTTTTCAGAGCAGACGAACGATGATGACGTATCGCCTGAAAATCCGCTGAACTTCACAGATTTCATTTCCTACTCAATGAAAGCCAAGACCCGTGATATTTATCGGGCCTGCCACGTTAAATACAAGCAGGGCAAGAACAAAGAAGTCATCGAGGGCTACTTTGAAGCCCCGAATAAGCAAACGGGGCTGACGCTGGAAGTGAATGAACAATGCGACACAGTGGACGCCGCAAATAAGCTGGCCAGGAAAAAATTGCGAGAACAGAACCGGGATGAAATCACGGCATCCTTTAGCCTGTACGGCGACTTCCACTTCATGGCCGGCATTGTTATCGGTTTCATGAACTTCGGTGCCTTTGATGGAAAATATATCGTCACAAAAGCAACACACAGCCTGGGCAATGGTTATGTACTCAGTCTGGAAATGAGGAGGTGCCTCGATGGATACTAACATCAAAAAGCTATTGGAAACCCTGATATTTTATGGCACTGTATGCGCACTGACTCCGAAAGACGGAACCGTGCGCGTGTGTCGTGAAGATAAAGGGAACAAAGTAACGAACGATATGTTCGTCCTTCAACGCGGCTCATCGGAATCGAAAGATTTCTGGATGCCGGCTGTCGGGGACCAAGTGCTCTGCATACAGATGCCGAACTTTTCGGGTGCCGGCGTAGGCGACGGATTCGTTTTGGGGACCTTCTTCAGCAGCACCGATGCACCGCCTGGCGGAGCTGATGCCAATACACGGGTCATCGACACACCGGGAAACCTGAAAATCAATGTCGGCGGGGCTTTGCAGATTAATGCTTCCGGTGGGGATGTGGTAGTTAACGGCATATCACTCGTGTCGCATGTACACGGCGGTGTCACGCCAGGCGGCAGTAAAACGAGCACGCCAGAATAGGAGGCGCTATGTATATCGGATATATGGGCAGTCTGCCATTCATCGTATCGTCGCATTATCTAAGGACACCGGCCAACTATCAGACCGAGGCGGGAAGCCGCTGGCAGGACCATGACATTATCTATCATAAGCCGGTCAGTGAGTTCATCGGGCCGAAATTACGAACAATCACCTTTGACCTTATCCTCACAGCATCGCATAACATTGCGATAAAAAAGGACTTGGCCACGATGAAGGAGATGTGCGAAAACGGCACTGTATTCCCGTTAATCATCGGGATGCGGCCAGTCAGCCAAAACTATTGGCGCCTGGACTCCATGTCCGTTTCGGACACGTTTTTCAGTTCCGTCGGGGCATTGATTTGGGCTAAAGTAAACGTCAAGCTTGTCGAGTACGATGATAGCAACTACCAGGAAGAAAAATCGAAACTGAACCTTTATGGCAGCATTGCCAACGGGATATTGACCGTATTTAGATAGGAGGTATCCATGGAATATGTTGTAATGCCAGACGCTAAAACGATTGATTTTGCGCCAGCAACGAAAATCGAAGAAATATTGCAGAACGTCCGGACCATCTTGGGGACTGTAAAATTCTCAGTGCCGCTTGATAGGGAGTTTGGAATTTCCGGGGATGCCGTAGATAAGCCCATGCTACAAGCAGAAGCGATTTTGTCGAGTGAAATCTTTGCTCAAATCAAGCGCTACGAGCCGAGGGTAAGCATTACAGAAATAACATTCACTGGCGATATCAACGGACGACTTATGCCGAAAGTGACGGTGAAAATTAATGAAACTAGCTGATTTACCGGACATCGAATTCGTAGACAGCGATGCGGAGAAAATCAAAGCCGCCGTCTTTAACGACTATACCAGCATAACCGGCCGGACCTTAGCCCAAGGCGACCCAGTACGACTATTCTTGCTGGTCGTATCCGAAGCGATTATCCGGCTTGTAAATAATCAAAATTACATTGGCAAACAGAATTTGCTGAAATATGCATCAAGTGGAAACCTGGACAACCTCGGCGCTTTTTCCGACACGACGCGAATACCGGCATCGGCCGCAACGACAACGCTGCTGATTACGTTGGCAGCTAAACGCGAACAGGAAACCATCGTAAAAGCTGGAACGCGTGTAACGACAGACAGCGGTATTTATTTCGCAACCAACGAAGATGCGGCCGTCCTGGCAGGGAACCTGACAACGACGGTAAAAGCAACATGTCAAACGGTCGGCACAGTCGGAAATGGGTTTCTCCCAGGTGAAATCAAATCCGTCGTTGACCCGGTGGCCTATGTGGCTTCCATCGTCAATACGACGACCAGCGCAGGCGGCGCCGATGAAGAGTCAGATGACGACTATCGAGAACGCATCCACGAAGCGCCGGAACGCTTTTCCACGGCTGGGCCGACAGGGGCTTACGAGTATTGGACGAAATCAGCCAATAGCGGCATCATCGATGTCGCCGTAACCAGTCCCAGCGCCGGGGCCGTTGAAATACGGCCGCTCATGACAGGCGGGACATTGCCGGAGCAGGAATTACTGGACGCGGTAAAAACGGGAGTGTCTGCGGATAAAGTACGTCCACTGACCGATAACGTATCGGTCGTCGCACCGGATGCGGTATCCTATGACATTACCCTGACCTACTATACCGACGTCGGCACTGCGGAATCTACTATCAAAGACGCCGTAATGACAGCCGTGGATAACTATCGGCTGTGGCAGAAATCTAAAATTGGCCGGGACATCAACCCGTCGCGACTGATTGCCGATGTGATGGCTGTCGCCGGCGTAAAACGCGTCATCGTCACGGCGCCGATCTATACCGTGCTGACAGGCGTACAAGTAGCCCAGGATAAAACGGTATCCGTCGTCTTAGGAGGGAGTGAAGACGAATGATAGATGCGGAGTACAGAATCGCAGAACATTTGCCGGAATCCATCAACAAAGACCCCGTACCGAATTTGGCCCGTGTCGTCGATATGGCACTGTCCGATATCAATCCGGATTTGTTACTGATTTACCCAGCCGTTGATGGCCTGCCGGAAGCGCTCATTGACCATCTGGCAGAGCAGATGCACGTCGACGAATACGATGACAATTCGGACTTGTCTGTAAAAAGGCAGCAAGTCAAAGAATCGTTTTTACTGCATAAATTCAAAGGCACAAAATATGCTGTACAGCGGGCCGTAGCTACGGTGTATCAATCAGCTGTGGTGCAGGAATGGCCTGAATACGACGGGCATCCCTATCACTTCCGAGTAACGCTGATAACGGCCCCATTAGATGGAGCAACACTGATCAATAAAATGGTAAGGTTGATCAATGCTTATAAAAACACGAGATCATGGCTGGATTATGTGCAATTCAGCCGGCGATGCACCGGAGAAGCTAAGTTCGGCGCGAATATGAGCATTGTTCGCCAGACATGCATTACGTTTGATTTAAAACAAATGCTGATAGCACAGAAAGATATTTATTTCGCCGGCGCTGTCGGCACATTCAGGAGGGATGTCATTCATGGCAAATTGGAATAAAATCACCATGACCGATGTCGGGGCGACATTGCAAGCTAAAATCAATGCTGGCCTGACAACACTCAAGTTTACACGCGTTGCTATTGGGTCCGGTACACGGACCGGGGCATTGAACAGTGCAACAGCACTAATCAATGAACAGATGACACTGGGCATCAATAAAATTACGCAGAATGGAAATACCGTAACACTGTGACTATCAGTAATAGCGGGGTTAAAACGGGATTCAAGATATCGGAGCTGGGACTATTTGCGACGGACCCGGACGACGGAGAAATCATGTATGTGGCGATGACTGACGATAATCCGGATTATATGCCAGCCGAAGGCGGAAGCACGGTCGTACAGCAAGAATTTCAGTTACAGTTTACCATGAGCAATACGGGCAACGTGTCAGCAACAATTAATCCTAATGGGTTTTTGACGGTAGCTCATAACACGGACGAAACGGCTCATGAAAATATCCTGATGGTAACATCGACAGCGGATAAGCCAGCATCTATGTCAGACCGTGGCATGTGGGTAGAAATCGTCGAGTAGCGAGGTGATACAATGCTGAAAATACGAGGCATGGACATCTACTATATTCGCGGCGACGATGACAGTTTTACTATCCAACCGGTGCAGGCGGACGGAACTCCCATCAGGGGATATACCGGCGTCTTCTCCGTCAAACGTACCTATGACGATACCGACTACATCCTGCAATGCCCGATGGACGGGTCAGTCGTAGATCTGACGCACGAAAAGACCCAGGGGCTGGCCTATGGCGATTATGTATGGGATGTACAGTTGACGTTAGCCGATGGGGCGCATCAGACAATAGGCCCGGGCAAGTTCCATATGTTGCCGGACGTCACGACGACGTAGGAGGTGGCATTATGGATAAACTACAGGCTGTGCTTACGGCGCGGTCACCTGCACTGTCTGCCCGTCTGAGCGCTGGGAATACCCTGACGGTAGGCGTGGCATGGCCGGGACTAAAGGGGCTGTCTATACGCCACACATCACGGATGACGGCATATTATCTTGGACCAATGACGGGGGTCGGGATAATCCCGCCCCGGTGGATATAAAAGGTCCGAAAGGAGATACTGGCCCACAGGGGCCAGTCGGCCCACAGGGACCGGCAGGAAAGGACGCATTGGCAGAGACAATCTTAAATATGGATATTGATGCGATTTTTTAGGAGGAAGCTATGGCAACTAAATTTCTGGACCTTGATGGGCTGAAATACTTTAAAACGAAGCAGGATGCGGCGAACGATGGGAAATATGTACCCCAGGGCATCACAATCAACGGCGTCGCACTCAATAAAACGGGTATCACGATTACTGATGATACGAAGCTGAGTAAAACTGATGCAACGAGCATCTATTTGACTAAAACAGATGCGGCAAAAACCTACCTTGGAATCGGCGCAAAAGCATCGACTGCCGGCGCGGCCGATACGGCGGCAAAGCTGGCAACAGCACGGACTATTAATGGAGTTAGTTTTGACGGTTCGGCAAATATCACAATCCACGCAACAGACAGCACAGCACGTATCGCTACATCGCTCATCGGCGCGGCAAACGGTGTTGCCCCGCTCGGATCTGACAAAAAGATTCCAGCCTCGTATATCCCAGGCGACATTGGCGAAGTACTCGAAGGCTATTACAGTGGCGGAAAATTTTACAAAGAATCCACGCATACGACGGTAATTACAGGCTCGACCAACACAATGTATGTGGATATTGGCAGCACCGACAATGACGTATACAGATTTACCGGCACGGCCTACGTGCTTATCAATGATTCTGTCAGTACAGCTGATAAAGCCGTCCGGGATGGCGACGGAAACACCATTTCGACGACCTACGTCAAAGCCGTAAGCGGCAAAGGACTCAGCACGAACGACTACACGACGGCAGAGAAGAACAAACTGGCCGGGCTCTACAACTACACGCTTCCCGCTGCTACGTCCAGCACTCTAGGAGGGGTGAAAATCGGCAGCAACATCACTGTGTCGTCCGGCATCGTCTCGCTGACGTCAGCTAATGTCACAGCAGCCCTCGGATATACGCCGGCAAGTTCATCAAGCGTAGGCACGTACTCGGCGCTGAGCCAGACTGACATTGATACGTGCTTTGCCTAGGTGGTGATCGCAATGGCTACTAAATTTTTAGATGCGGCCGGCTTGAAATATGCAGTCAGTAAAATTAAGGCACTGATTGCGGCAAAACAAGATAAATTGACATTTGACAGCAAGCCGACGTCCGGCAGTACGAACCCCGTCACCAGCGGAGGCGTCTACGATGCCATCAATAACGGCATTACCCTTAGCGTGAAACCATACGCCTGGTCCAGCACATGGATAGAAGTGCCGACTGAAGATATGTATGTAGGCGGAACGGAGCCGACCGACCAGAACACAATCTGGCTTGAAGTAAGCGAATAGAGCGAATAGGAGGATAACAAATGAGCATTTTAAAAGGCATTTTACATCACTGGAATAAAACAAACAGTGCATATGACACGATTCATCCCGAAACAGAAGTAGCTCAGGTCACGGGCTGGAACCAGGGCATCGTCAATACGCTTGCAAGCACGGCGTTGGGCGGACTTGTCAATACACTGACATCGGACAGCCTGCTTGCTACGATGATTCAAAAAGTGCTGACCGCGACCGGTGTCAAATATAGCATGGGACAGAATGGGTATATCTGCTTTGGCTCGTTATTCGGCGCCCTAATTATACAGTGGGTAAATGCGCTTGCATCTGACGTGAATGTCGGGCATGATTTTACATTGCCGCTAAGCTGCTCCGTCTATGCGTATTCGATATGCCATCAAGGGTCATCCCCTGGTGCTACAGGCATCCAGGGTGGAAAAGCATACGATGTAGGATGGAACAATACCCCTGTCTGGATTATCGCTATTGGTAGTATGTAGACAGTGGGGAAAAACTGCTA